GTCATGCAATTGGAGAAATCTGTGAAAAGTTATTCCCCCACAGTTGGCCAGCTCTATGTAATACTAGCAGTGATTGCTGATTTAGTTCTTATTATTAACGCAATACATCATTGGTAAATAAATATATGCTTGTAACCTATATTGACCCACCTGAAGGATGGAAACACGGCTTTCCAAAAGCCATTCCAGATGACATTATGCAAGGGATTGGTGACATTAAGTCTTGGCTGTTAGAACAAGGTTATCCAAAAACAGTCATGGATAATTATGGCGCACACTTCTTTTATCGTACTTGGCGAGAGGAAATTAATCCAAATGAACTTTGACATTCAACTTAATGTTCTTATGAAAGCTAAGACAGAGGAAGCAGCAATTGCTGCTCTATTTGATTTTCTTAAATATAGTAAAGCCCATTGTGGACGAGACTATGGTTTTGAAGATTGGGAACTACTAGAATTTGTTCCAGCAGAAGAAACATGAAAGCAGTCTTAGATGTAGAGACAACAACATATAATAATGGCAATCCATTTGACAAACGAAACTGCCTAGTAGTTGCTGGACTAATGTTTTGTGATGACGATTGGAATCAAGTTAGCTATAAGCATTATTACAACACAAAGGAATTAGCAAATGATCTTAAAAAAGCTACGATCCTACTGGGGTTTAATTTTAAGTTTGATCTTCATTGGTTACGTAATGTGGGTATTAGTACCAATGCTATATTGCGGGATGCTCAACTTGCTGAGTTCCTCATCAGTAATCAACAGCACGCCTTTCCTTCACTAGAAAACTGCGCTAGTCAATATTTAAACGAACATAAGTTAGATATTATCAAAAAAGATTACTGGGAAAAAGGAATTGAAACTTGGGATATTCCACCAGATCTTTTAGAAGAATATCTATATATGGATGTAGAACTTACCCGTAAAGTATATCAATTACAAGAAAAGATTCTTAAAGATACTAACAAGTGGAATTTATACAAATTACAATGTGCTGACCTAAAAGTCTTGCAAGAAACCGAATATAATGGTATACTATATGACTATGAGAAATCAAAAAAGCTTGCCGGAACATATACGGGAGAAATTATCTCTTATAGAAATACTATTCGTTCTTATTCCGATTGCCCTAATCTTAACCCTGCTAGTGGAGATCATATTAGTTGTATTCTTTACGGTGGCACCATTACTAATGATACTAGGTATCCTGTTGGTGAGTTTAAGAGCGGTAAAAAAGTAGGACAAACTAGATATAAGATTTTAAAAACAGATTATACACACCCAAGACTGCTTGAACCAATCAAAGGTTCTGAGCTTAAAAAAGAAGGGTATTTCAGTACAGACGAACAAACATTAAAAAGTCTTAAACCAAAGAATAAAGAGCTTAAACGGTTGGTTTCAGCTATACTAGAACTAAGCAAGACTGAGAAGCTAGTTAATACATATTTCTTAGGTATTCCAGCACTAATGAAAGAAATGCGTTGGAATAATAATTATATTCATGGACAATTTAATCAATGCGTAGCAAGAACCGGTCGTTTAAGTTCTAGTAAACCAAATCTACAAAACTTTGACCCTCTTGCAAAGCAACTATGTGTAAGTCGGTATGACAATAGTTAATAGTGATGCGAAAGCATTAGAAGTAAACTGTGCTGCATATCTTAGCCAAGATCCAGTTCTTTTAGAAGAAGTGCGTAGTGGCTTTGATATGCATAGCAGTAACCAGCAAGTGCTTGGTCTTCCAACACGGTTAATTGCAAAGACATTTGTATTTAGATTAATTTATGGTGGTTCTGCTTATGCATATTCAGTTGATGCAGATTTTGCATCATGTGGATTTTCACAAAAAAAATGGCAAGAAATTATTGACAAGTTCTATGAGAAATATAAAGGGCTATATGCTTGGCACATAAAGATCGTGCAAGAAGCCATCCAACATGGACAGTTAGTAATGCCTACTGGCAGAGTATATAAATATGAGCCATCAACTAACTATAAGGGAGAGCGTGTATGGCCTAGAACAACTATTTTAAATTATCCAGTTCAAGGACTGGGTGCAGACATTATGACAATTGTTCGGGTTGATTTCTTTAATAGACTAAAGAACCTAAACCTAGAAGCAAAAATTATTAACACAGTACATGATTCAATAGTTGTAGATTGCCCTAAAAAAGAAGTTGACACAATCACAAATTTGTTCTATAATATATATATGGATGTACCAAAAAACTTCCAAAAACTCTTTGGTGTAGAGTATAACTTACCTCTTACTAATGAAATTAGTGTTGGACCAAACCTTAAAGACTTAACGGAGATTTAAAACCATGATTGAAAAGTTCAAAAAATCAAGCTCAGATCGTATTGTTGGTTGGGTTAAAGCTGCTGTAGATATTCTCAATGCTCGTGGTGTCAGTGCTAAACTTGTCATTAAAGGACAGTAATATATGAGTAATCTAATTATTGAAGTACTAAGCAGTACAGTAACTACAGTCCCTACTGCTAAGGGGAGCTACCAAGTATGTGAACTTGCCTTCAAAAACAAATCATTTCAGGATAAAGTAGAAGGCAAGAAGATTATGTCCTTTGCAGAAAAGGAAGCCTTTACAACCCTCTCAAACGCTTCTATGGGCAGTATTTTTACAGTAGCACGAGCCAAAGATGATAAAGGGTATTGGAAATGGCAGACAGTAACTGCAGGATCTAATCCGGGAGCAGCGGCCCCAGCCGCTGCGACACAAACATCTGGAGGAAGTATGGCTAATGCATCGCCAAAAAGCAACTACGAAACTGCAGACGAACGAGCTGCTCGACAAATAATGATTGTGCGTCAGTCTAGCATTTCTAATGCGGTTGCTCTACTTAAAACCGAGAAACATACTCCAACTACTGAGGAAGTCTTGGCTGTTGCCAAACAGTTTGAAAACTTTGTACTTGGCAAATCTAACGATCCGTTTGCTGATCTAGATGAAGATGTTCCGCTGTGACAACCATAGCTTTGATTGATGCTGACATTGTTGCGTATAGATGTGCCGCTAGTAATGATGTGGAGGATGGTGAAGAGATTGCCATTCTCCGCACAGATAAGTTAATGCAAGACATTTTGTATGTAACAGGTGCAGCAGAGTATCGATGCTTTCTTACTGGATCTGGTAATTTTCGCAAACAGATTAACTTAGAGTATAAAGCTAATCGTAAAGACAAACCACTTCCGCTTTGGTTGGCCTCTTGTAAAGAGTATTTAATTAAAGAATGGAATGCAGAAGTTTGTGAAGGATACGAAGCTGATGATGCTTTAGGTATGTATCAAACAGAAAATACCACTATCTGTACTATTGATAAAGACTTAGACCAAATCGCAGGTAAGCACTACAACTTTGTCAAACAAGAGTTTTATGATGTGCTGGAGTTAGATGGACTCAGACATTTCTACAAGCAACTTTTGATTGGTGATAGATCAGACAATATCTTTGGAGTAGATGGTATTGGTAAAGTCAAGGCCAGTAAATTAATTGACCACCTTAATGACGAAACAGAAATGCTTTCTACTGTAAAAGATCTATATGATTCTGATGAACGGTTATTGACTAACGGACAGTGTCTGTGGATTTGGCGTAAAGAGAATGACATATGGCAACTACCTTAGACTATACAAAGCCTGTGACAACAACACTTCGTAGTGATGTACACATTTATCATGTATATAAAGACTATATGAATGGTGCTTGGTATGATGAAACAGCAGATAGGTGGATTCCATGTCAATGGACTTTGTCTGGATACTTTCTTCCAAGTTTAAATGGAAAACAGATAGCATCTACTTTAGATTTAATTAATAATAATTATGACATTTAAATCTAAATTTGAAGAAGAAGTCGCACAATTATACCACTTGAAAGATGTGTATGAAGTAGAGAAAATCCCTTATACCCTTACAAATGGTTACACCCCAGACTTTAAGTTAGCAGACAATGTTTTTTTAGAATGCAAAGGGTTTTTTAAACCAAGCGATAGACGTAAAATGTTAGAGGTAAAAAAACAACACCCTAATAGTACATTTATTATGTATTTTCAAAACTCACAAGTTAAACTAACAAAAAAAAGTAAAACTACCTATGGAGATTGGTGCGACAAACAAGGTATCAAATGGTTTTGCTGGAAAACAAAGAAGCCAACAAAAAGAATTCTCTCTTTGGCTGCTTCATCTGCCACCCATTAACCTATATAATATCCACCTAATATATTTATATCATGGTAAAACATTTAGTAATCCCAGACGTACAAGTTAAGCCGGGACAGGATTTTACTTTCCTTCGACATGTTGGTGAGTATATTGTAGAAAAGAAACCAGATACTGTGATTTGTATTGGAGACTTTGCCGATATGCCATCACTGTCCTCATATGATGTTGGAAAAAAGTCTTTTGAAGGACGACGATACAAAAGTGATATTCTAGCATCTCGTGAAGCTATGGCTACTTTACTACAGCCACTTGTTAGTTTTAACAAGAACGCTCTTATGCAAAAGAAAAAAAGGTATCTCCCTCGATTAATTCTTACATTAGGAAACCATGAAAATCGTATCAATCGTGTTATCGAAACTGATGCAAAACTTGACGGAACAATTTCTGTTTATGACTTACAGTATGAAGATTTTGGTTGGGAAGTATATCCCTATCTTGAACCAGTCATTGTCGATGGGATTGCTTATAGCCATTTCTTTACTTCTGGCGTTCTTGGCCGTCCCGTTACTTCTGCTCGTGTTTTAGTACAAAAAAAACATATGTCCTGTGTTATGGGGCATGTACAAAACTTTGAGGTGCACACAGAGTATCGTGGAGATGGTAGTCGTGTAACAGGTATGTTTGCTGGATGCTGTTATGAACATCAAGAAGATTACCTTGGGCCACAAGGCAACAATCATTTTCGTGGTATCCATATGCTGCATGAAGTAAATAATGGAGAGTTTGACCACATGGCTGTTAGCCTAAAGTATTTACGAAAGAAATATAGTGATGGAGACAAATAATGTCTAGTTGGAATGAAGTAGTAAAGGATATGCTAGATCGTAATGAATTTGGTGCTAATAAGTACAATAAATATTTAGATCGAAACACAGATGAAGACATGCTACAACATGCTTATGAAGAAGCTCTTGATCTGGCCGTATATCTTAAAACTCTAATTTTAAAGCGACAAGGGAAGCCATTAGGACAACAACTTAAAGAAGCCTTTGAACGGCCCTACATCTATGAAGCATAATACCTATGGCAATAACGTATAATGAGTTACTTGATAGACTAAAACAAGAAGAAGAAACTCTTCTAGTTGAAGTGCTAGAAATACGGTCGGAAGATATTGTAAATCGTTTTGAAGACTTTATATCTAATAAACTTGATTATCTTATTGAGGAATACGAAGATCAAGTTATGGGTAGTGAATTTGATGACAACGAAGAAGAAACCTATTACTAATACAGTAGATGAGACTTCAAAGACATCTAAGAAACGATTTAACATATTACTACAGCAGGAAAAGGAAGCAAATGACGAACTTAGAAAGTTTACCAACTCTTTATCAAAACATTATTCATCGCAGTCGTTACGCACGATTCCTTCCAAAAGAAAACCGTCGTGAAAACTGGAATGAAACAGTCACTCGATTAATTGAGTATTATAAAAAGAAAGCACCACAAGCAAGTGAAGTACTAGAAACTAAAGTAAAGCCAGCAATACTTGGATTAGCTATTATGCCGTCTATGCGGGCTATGATGACCGCAGGGGAGGCTTGTGATAGGGATAATATTGCTGCTTATAATTGTAGTTATCTTGCTGTAAATAATAAGCGTGCATTTAGTGAAGCTTTGTACATTCTTATGAATGGTACTGGTGTTGGGTTTAGTTGTGAGCGACAAGAGGTTGCCAACCTACCTACGATTCCAGAACAAATGAAGAATGTAGATGACACCATTGTAGTAGGAGATAGCAAACTTGGCTGGGCAAAAGCTTTCAAAAAACTTATGTCCTCATTGTATGATGGAGACATCCCTCAGATTGATTACTCGCGTATACGGCCAGCGGGGGCACGACTTAAGACTTTTGGTGGACGAGCCTCTGGTCCTGAACCTTTGCGTAAACTGTTCGACTTTACTATTAACATCTTCAAATCCGCCACAGGACGAAAACTACATAGCTTAGAGGTACATGATATTATGTGTATGGTGGGTGAGATTGTTGTAGTAGGTGGAGTACGGCGTAGTGCACTCATCTCACTATCTAATCTATCTGATCGCCGTATGCGTGAGTGTAAGTCAGGGGCGTGGTGGAATGATGCTTCTTGGCGTAGCCTAGCTAATAACTCTGCTGTATATACAGAGAAGCCTGACTCTGAAACATTCATGGAAGAGTGGTTGTCTCTTGTTAAGAGTAAGAGTGGTGAGCGTGGTATCTTCAACCGAGAAGCAAGTCAAAAACAAGCCTTTCGTTGGGGTCGACGTAGCAAGACAGCTAACTATGGCACCAATCCTTGTAGTGAGATTATTCTACAAGACAAACAATTTTGTAATCTTACAGAATTAGTTGTTAGGTCTAATGATACCTTTGAAGATCTTCTACAAAAAGTAGAGTTAGCTACCATCTTAGGTACAGTTCAGTCTATGTTTACTGATTTTCAATTTCTTAGCGAAGACTGGAAAAAGAACACAGAAGCCGAACGTTTACTGGGTGTAAGCCTTACTGGTATTATGGACCATCCAGTATTAAATGGTACCACCGATGAAACTCTATTTGGGTTTCCTAAGCTAGATGAAACTCTTCAACAATTGCGAGATCGTGCCCGTGTTGTAAATGAATATTGGGCTGCTGAATTAGGTATCCCATCTTCAGCTTCCATTACTTGTGTTAAGCCAAGTGGCACAGTATCTCAACTAGTTGACAGTGCTTCAGGCATCCATGCTCGTCATAATCCTTATTATATTCGTCGTATTCGAATGGATAAAAAAGATCCGTTGTATGCGTACTTAAAAGATAAAGGAGTTCCTTGTGAAGACGAGGCCTTTCGTCCAGAAAGCACAGCAGTATTTAGCTTTGCTATGAAAGCCCCTGACGGTGCGGTATGTCGAACAGATATGACTGCACTAGAACAGCTAGAGTTGTGGTTAACATACCAACGCCATTGGTGTGAACATAAACCATCAGTTACTATCTCTGTAAAAGATAGCGAATGGGTAGAGGTAGGTGCTTGGGTATATAAACATTTCGATGAAATGAGTGGAGTATCTTTCCTGCCATTCAGCGACCATACTTATCAACAAGCACCTTATGAAGACATTACTGATTTGCAATATCTAGCTTTAAGTAATATGAATAATCACTTAAACCATGATATTACTTGGGATGACTTTGTAGAAACAGAAGACAATACCGAAGGCGCACAACAGCTTGCATGTACTGCTGGGGCCTGCGACATCGTATAATACTTGACAAATCTCACAGGATAGTGTATAATATATGTTCTGTGAGATTAAGATTTAAAAGTAACGCTACCTATGCAGAGCTTTTAAAACTGATAGCTTTTTTAAAAGAAACTTGTGAAATTTAATTAAAGGAGAACATATGAATAACAATTGGATGAATGAATACGAATATATTACTTATTGGGATATGATCGATAACTTTATTACTCAAGGCGGTCTCTGATTATGGAATTTAAAGAAGCTATCTTAGACCTATACAACACCTTATCTGAAACAGTTACACACGATACACAGAGGTTTGGTGTTAGTTTTAAGTATGAAGAGTTACCAGATGTAATTATTAAATTATCCTTTGAAGATAAGATCGAAGAATAAGGAGAAATAAAAAGGCCCGGCCTCGCAAGAGGACCGGGCTTTTCTTTTGTGGGTTTACTGAGGATAGTGTCGCATAATACCGGGTGGAAGTACAGGAGCTTGTCCTGTCTCACCCATATACCGATTAGCTGTTGCCAGTAGATCGAACTCTTCCTTGGTCATTGGCGCACCAGAACTTTGTGGAGGGTTCCGGCTATCATAGACCTTACGACCCCAACTACCGCCGGGTAACTTCTCTAACCCACGAGCATACATCTCTCGATCTGGATTATTTCGAACAGTAGTGCCCATACGAGAAGGATGAGTACGAACAGTACTACCCATACCACTGCCACCACCGCCCTCTCCACCTAACCGATAGAGAGACTCTAATGTTGGATTATAACCACCACGAGAAGCATTCTGCTGCATTCGAGCTATATCTAGTTCCATCGGAACACCTGGCCCACGGGGATCAGGGGGAGCATCCATCATACGTTGGATACGCTGTTGTCCGGGCAGTAAAGGCTCCATACCAGTTGAAGGAGAACGAGGCCGATTATATAGGCTATTAAGTTGCTGTTGTTGTGAACGAGCAGCAGCCTGTGCTTCTTGTGCTGCATCCATTCTACGGCCTATATTATTCATTCCCTGCCTAGCCATACTACCCATACCCTGCCCAAGCGAGTGAAGTGCGGCACCACCTAGCATAGCCTCACCACCGGCCATAGTACCACCAACTATGCCACGCTCCATGTCCTGTTGAAACTTATCTTGTGGACTAACACCCGGATTACCATTCCAAGAGGTCATCTGCTCTCGATATGTACTTGGATCACGCATAGGCCTAGCAGCCCCTTGAGAGGCCCAAGGACCAGTTTTATCAGGGCCGGGTAGGGTAAGGTTCATCCCGGGTTGTAATGTACGAGGATCTCTACGAACAGACTCGGGCATCTGACGCATAAGATCTTGTAGTGGGATGCCGTGCTTACGGGATAAATCCCAGAGAGTGTCGCCTTTTTGTACTGTATAGTTCATATCTTATTTATCCCCATAAACTTGTTGATGAATCATTACTGCTCGATCCGTTGGTAGAGTACCTTTACCCATTGGCATGCTTTCTTTAGAAATGTCTCGCTTAATATAGATAGTTGCTAAAGCATTGAATATATCATCTGTGGACATATAGTAATCTCTTTCTAATCTCTTTAGTTGTTTTACCATCTCAGCTTGAGGCATCCTTCCAGAAGAAACTTGCATCAGAATATCACGAGCACCACGTTGTTGTTCAGCAGTTAGCTGCTTTACTTTAAACTGTCTCTGAAGTTCCTTCTGTTCATCAATAGTTTTACCGCCAAGTATTTTAGCCACAGCGCGACTCGGAGACTTGTTTACCTTCGAGTCACCAGATGCAACTTGCTGTACTCCCGATCCAAAAGAATCAAAGAAAGCAGCATCAACAGCACCAAACAACCACTTCGGAAGAACCTTGCTTAAGAGATCTCTCTTCTGACCAGTTGTTGGGTATTCAGTACCAGCCATCTTAACCGTATCAGCAATGACACCACCTGCCCAGCTATATGTTGGAGCAATACCTGCCCAATTCTTATCTCCCGTAGCCACATCAGCTATGATGGATCGCCAAGCGTTACTTGCACCAAGATCCTGCCCTTCGCCACCAAAAGCTAGGGTAGCAGCAGACACCACACCATGACTAATGGCAGTATTAAGAATCTTGTTGTCTGTCGGAGAACCCATATACCAATCCCAAAGAGTTGGTAATTGGTACGGATCTTCATCATCACCGAGGCGTAAGCCCCAGTTCACAGCTTGTAGTAACAACTCAATTTCAGCAAGCAAAGCCATACCACGCATACCACCCAACACAACTGACATACCCATAGTAGTCATAAAAGGTAGTGATGCTTGATATAAACCAAGGGTCTTCGTATTCTTCTTCATAAAGCGCATATCTGCAGCTAAGTTTGTGATCTGTGCTGTAGAGAATGTCGCTAGTGGGGAAAGAGCTTCACCGATAATACCCATTTTCTTATAGACTGGTGCTTTAAATGTTTCACCATAAAGAATCATGTTCTTATCAGTAAGCTGTAAGACTTGCTTGTATAACTCTTCTCCGTAATAACCCTTCTTTGAAAAGTGTTGAAAAGCAAAGGCAGAAGTCATCAATCGTGAGAAACTATCAGCTGAGGTACTAAGAAGTTCACCAGATAGAATACTAAACAAAACTTTATTCCGTTTATCAATATTCTCAAAGAAACCATGCTTAGTTAAGTCTTGTAAGAAAGACGGATGGTATGATCCTGTGTTTGATACAGCATATTCTACAAAGTTAAAGAAGTCTGGGTCATTCTTTAATAAACGATTAAAACCACCACCCATATCAAAGATAGCATCAGTCAGACCCTGATCTCGTACCAAACTTCGGATAGAAATACCAAAGGTTGTAGCTTGTGATGCAGCAAAGGTAATCGAGGACATCAGATGTTTGATGTAGAAGGCATGGTTAACCTTACCCATAACTGTATTCCAAACATGCTGTTGTGGATACCACTCTTTACCAAACTTCTTTAAAGGAGCATTAATAAGACTAGTCATAATAGAATCTACTAGTTCTTTAGCACCTTTACCAAGGAAGGTTTGTTGGGCCCCAGCAGCATGATCTCGCATACCTTCAATAACTTTGATTAAGTTACCATGAGTTTCTGGGTTAAGCTGTAGTAGGACAGAGTTTGCATGAATACCGATAGTCTGCTTCTCTATAGTGCTAGAGATTTGACTGACATAATCAACGATAGAAACCTTAAAGTCCTGCCCTAGTTGATGTTGGTCGCGGAACATACCTGTTCCCATACCACCACCAATAAAGCCCATTTGACGTTTATGGTGACCACCAATCTTACCAGAAGTACTAAGCATCTCACCAAGCATAGCATCCATACGAGCAATATCTTTTGCTGACATGTTAGATAAGACAGCCACGTCTCGCATAGCTTGAATCATTTCCAAATGCTCAATACCAACTTCAGGTACACCATCTACCGTAGTTACTTTTTGATTTGGTAGGTTTAGTTTCTTCCAACGAGTTACCCAAGCATCTCGCTCTTGTTTCGTATGGAAACGCTCAATATGTACAGTACCAGTAGTATCAAGTACACGATTACCAGCTTCATCAAACACAAAACCACGAGTAATTGGTGTTGCATCCGTAACAGTAGCTGCAAAGTCACCTTTACGAACTGGTGGAATATAACCCAACTTCTGTGGAATCATTGCTCGACCAAAGGCTTTCTGATGAGCATTCTGTTCTAGAGCTACCTCTTTAAATACTTTGGCAATGCTTTGGTATAGTGCCTTCTGTTTATCAGTAAGGTGAATACCATTCTTGTGCAAGTTAGACTCGTAATCTAAACGACCAGAACCACGCTGGAGAACAAGTTCTACTTCATAGAAATCCCTAGCGGAAGCTTGTTCAGCTAATGTATGGAAAGAATCATCTGCAAACTTACGAGTAGTAGAAGTAGCCAAACTACGACGAGCACCCGGAGTATAATCACCACCTAGAATACGAGATTCCAACCTAGTTTTAAACTGCCAGGCATCCCAAATCTTAGTAACAAGATAACTAACAACAGGATTATCATATAATCCACTCTTACCAAGTAAGGGTACTAGGTCTTGTATTTGTGCTAGAACTCTACCAATTTCTCCAGAAGTAGGATCAATGTCTTTATTACCTAATGCTTCGACAGCTTTACCAGCTTCATCAAAAGGAGACTGGGCAATCTTAGGACGATACTCTGGTGGTAGTGGAGACATCTCTCGTAGAAGTTTGTTAGCTTCTAGTAAAGATCTTTCTACAGAGGTTATCTCAAAGATAGTTTTACCAGTATCTTCAACAGCAGTCCGGTTCTTTTGGATAAGATCTTGTATAAAGGTATCAACTAGGTTATCATGCTTCGAGCCAAGCGGCATGCTCTTGAGGAGACTACCCCAAATCTTACTAATATTCTTTACAAAGGTTCCAATAGCGCCATCAGTAGGCCGAGTCATCTCACGTGCTACTCGTTGTGCAAAATACTCTGCAAAACGAGACATGTATTCTTCAGCACCAACCTCAGCTACTCGTTGCCCGAATAAAGGAGTACCCATCGTACCTTGTTTAGCAGCAATAGGATTATCTGCTAAGTATTTTAGATAGGCAGTGTTTAGTTTGGTTAAGTCTTCCTTAAACAAATCATTACGCAATAAACGATACGTTAATGCATGGCCTAACTCATGTCCAATATGCCAAGCACGATTAAATCGTTCAAGATCAGCACCATTTAGTCGTTGGAACCAAGTAATATTTTGAGTGTCTAAAAGACGAGCTTGGTGTTCTGAAATACTACCAATCAACTCGTCTCCCATGCCACCCATAGTACTCTTGGGGCCACGTAGATTGAGTGTAATAGTCTCACCGGCTAGGCCGAGAGTACGAACCATACGACCAACTAAGTCAGCCTCTTCTTTAGTAGCATTATGTACTGTGAGATTACGTAGTGGGCGGTGTGTTTGCCAAGAAGAA